TAAGAAGAATACAAGACCAGAAGGTAAGTTCATTGGTTGAACGCTAACGAATTCTTTCGCTGCGATTTGACCAAATACCTTACGTACTAATGGTAATGCGATTCCAGCCCAGTTCTCACCAGATGTGCCAGAGTTAAATGTAGCAGAGGTACCTGTTTGAGAGCTCTCAACTACTAATTGCTTTGCTTGGTTTTCCAACATCAAAGCCATGTTGTTTTTGTTTACGTCTTCGCCTAAACCTTCTAAAAGACCGGTTTTAGACCATTTGTTTGCTAATTTAGCAGCATCACCTTGTAGTGATCTCCATGGGTTAGCAGACTCGACTAATGTTTGAATTGTTTCCATTTTTTTTAAATCGAATTGGTTATTATTAATTTTATTTTCTTAAACCAGCTAATCTCTGCATACGAGCAAATGCATCGTTTACTTCAATAATTGGTTGTTTTGGGGTAGCAGGTGCGATGCTTCTAGAAGCCGATCCTAATGATTCTTTAATTGCTGCTTTCTTGTTTGTTGTTTTGAAAGATTCAGCTAATGTTTCGAATACTAGTTTAACTTCTTTTACAGTTTCTGCTTTGTCAAATGTGTTTAAAACCTTTACTTTTTCAGATTCGGTAAGATTCTTTGCTTTGAAGATTTTGTTAGTGTAAAGAAGTTTAGCGTTTAATAGATTAACTTCATTAAGTTCGTTTCTTAACTCATTGATAGTGTCTTCCATTTCTTTAACGTCAGCTGTTTCTTTTATTCCAAGGATACCTTTAGACTTATTTTTTACCCATTCAGCGGCACCAGCTAAATCATCTCCGTATCTTTGTAAAGCAGCTTTGGCATTAGTTGTAAGTTCTTCTCTTTGTTTTTTATCTAAAGAACTCCAAGCTAAAGCAGCAACTCCAGCAGCTAGACCTAAAGCAACTCCACCACCCTGAGTTCCAGTAACATACTCGTCAGCAGGAATGTCAGCTCCTTCTTCTACTTCTTTTTTCTCTTCACCTAAGATTTCAGCTAAGATTTCGTCGATTTTGATTTCATCTTCGTCTTCGATTTCTTCTTCACCGTCTTCCATGTCTATGTCCATATCCATGTCTTCCATGTCACCCATGTCTTCCATGTCGTCCATATCCATTTCTTCTTCTGATTCTTCACCAGCCATAAGCTTACCAGATGCGATCATGTCGTCAATAACTGATGTTACTAATTCTTCGATGTCTTCGTCAGACATGTCTTCTAACACTAGATCTTCATCTAAGTTTTCATACATACCTTCATCTTTCATTTCAGAATCATCTTCAGCCTTTCCTAACTCAGCTAAAATATCTTCTAAGCTAAATTCCTCGTCTGAATAATCATTTTCTTCTACTCTTTCTTCTTCATCCATCTCGTTCAACCTTTCAGCAAACATTGCTGTAAGTTGTGGAGCGAATGCTTCCTCAAGAGCAGCTTTTGCACTCGCGATAGCAGTTTCCTTAATGGTCTTAGCTTCAGCGATTGCTTCTTTGAGCATTTCTCTGTTCATTTTGTCCTCAATTAAATTGTTTTGGAAATACGTTTAATATAGAAACGTAATAGATTTGTTATAATAAATGCTATATAGAAGATAGCATATTTGAGCATACATATATATAGAAATATGTAAAGTCGCATTTATGTATAGAAAAAAAAGAAACCCTACATTTCTGTAGGGTCGGTCCTAAAATACTATTATAGGAGGGGGTCACATAAATGCTTTTTCAAATGCTTTTTCTTGGGCTAGTGCTTGATACTCAGATGTATCATTAAGCATTTCTAATTCATCATCAGTTAATTCAGCACCATCCTCCCACTCAGCATATGAAATATATGCATCTACAAATTCAGGAGCATCACGCATATCTATTCCATCTATTTCGATGCTACTGTCGTCTATACCAAGTTGGTCCATTTTTTTACCAAATGCTGCATAACGAAGCGTTGGGTTTCGGTTTACTTTAATTTCTTGGATTACTATTTTTTGGATTAGTTGTTTTAACTTATTTTTATCCATAGTATTAGAATATAGGGCAAGATCCATTAGCACAAAGTATATCTGTGATAATTGAGTTTACTTTTTGGTACTTGTTATACTGTTGGGGTGTTTTAGACTCATTCATTACACCTAATTCTTTCATATACGAACCAGGATTTGAAGGTGTAGAGACGAAATCCCAACATAATAATTCAAAATCGTCTTGTACTTCCATTAATTCACCCATTTGTTTTAATGAGCCCATACCACGTGATGATACACCTACTGGTATTTTGTTTTCAAACAACGATGTTAAAATGTTACCAGATGGAGTAGGTAATAATTCAATTATACCCATTACGTTATCTCCTTCCCAAAATATTTTCTTAATATTATGAGAAACATTTTTTAAATTGATAATAGATGAGTCTGGGTGGTCTAGTTCGCCTAATGCTCTATTAGCATTAACATTTTCCATGTACTTGTCTATTTCACGCTCCCATAAGTCTCTTGAGTAGTAGCGACCATTGCCGTTTTTTACCTCAGCTGTAGCTAAAATACCTTTAACAAGTAAATTTCCTGTTTCACTTTTTCCTTCAGTGAGTGATACCGGGCTAGCGGCAAATGCTCTTGTTTCTATTAATACTTGTTTCATGCTTTTAAATCAAATTTAACTATATATCGTACTGTGTCTGATAGTGTGTTGTAGCTTTCGGTTATTTTTTCTAGCCCATCAGTGTATTCTTCTAGTTGGTTAGATACATCTGTTAATTTATAATCTAGATTTTCTAATTCATCAAACATTTTTTCGTCCTCAGGACTTAGTTGTTCACTTTTTGAATATATTTCATTATATTCTCGAATATGTTCGCTTACATCATCTTTAAAATTTTCTATTGTAGCTAATTCTTTCTTAACTACTTCAGTAAAATTTGTTAACATGTTAGCCATGTTTTGATACCCAGTATCCTTTTCAAGTATTTCAACTAATTGTTTTCTCCAACCAGTCATCTTAATAGGTAACTCAGATATGTAATTATCCACACCAGAAAGTAAATCATTTGGATCATCAAACATTTTAGCTTCTAATATAGCCTTATATTCTTCTTTAATTAATTTTAATAAATCAGATTTTTTCATATTAGTTTCTTGGGTGGTAAGAAAAATCTCCTTTTCGTATTCTTTCTAGTATATCGTATTGTTTTGGGGTAGCTTTGTTACCTCGTTTTTTAACCGAATCAATTACAGATTGAAAGTATTTTCTACTAGATGGAGATATGCCGTTACTTATGTTAAGTACTTGTTGGTAATAATCAATATTACTAACTTCTTTATCTTCAAATAGTAGATCTACTAGCTTAATCATTATTTTTTCTTCTTAGCTTCATGAAGCACACTAGAGTCTACTTTAGCTAAAACATGTTTTACAGCATCGCCTACTCCACCTTCTGGTTTAGTATGGTCAAAGAATTTATCGATGATGTTTTGCATATTTTTTTCAGCAAATTCTAGATAATATTCTACATTTACATCTGGTTCACCATACTTAGCAGCGTGGTGTTTGTTTTTACCGTGTATGTTACTTTTTATTTTACTAAGTAATCTAGTGCTAAACTCTTCCTCATCAGCATATGCCTTTGGGTCTTGTTGAAGTTCGTCTAATACTTCTTTAATTAAAAGATGAATTTGAGAACGTAATACCGATTCTTTTAGATCTTTAGTTTTTGGTATATCACCATATCCTGATGATGCAAATTTACCTTTAGGTTCTTTTGGTTCGCCTAATCCTGGGGCTTCAGTAGTATATCCTAATCCTTTAACTCCAAATTGTCCGTTTTTAAGGTAGTATTGTTTGTCTTTAGCTAAGTTTTTAGCAACAATAGCTCTTAATTCTTCAACATCTTTATCAGCATTAGCTGGGTCTTTCATTTCTGTGTAGTATCCATCTAAAAATTCTTGACCAAACAAGTTGTCATAGTTTTTATCATCTTTGTAATCAAAGTTATGTTTTTGATTATCTAATACTTCTTTAGATGGTTCTTTTTCTTTAGCTTCTTTAAGACCACGACGATAGTTAGGTAAAGTGTGTTTAGCATCTTCTTCTTCTTCGTGACGTTTGATCATTTCATCATATTCGCCATCTTCTTCTTCATCTTCTCCTTCTTTTAAACCAGGTATATCAGCCATCATCATAGCTAAAGTTTGGGTAGCTTGAGTGTCTCCTTTTTCAGCCTTAGCCATTATATCTTTTAGTTTTTGGATTTTTTCTTCCTCACTATTTTCTTTAAGCTTATTCATATTCTCATTAAAGATAGAATGCCAATCTTGTTTTTTACCAGATGTAACTAATCCACCAATACCTTCACTTATGATACTTCTATTTTTAAGGATAGCAACTGTATCCTCAAATGTGTTAACAGGTGATAACATATCTGGGAATAGACGATATGCTGATTTTAGGAAATAGGCTTTATTTCCTTTACCTTCTTTAATAAGGTTATATTGTGATTGTAGTGTTTGTTCCATGTTTTATTTTGTAAAAAAGTCTATTAAGTCGTTTAAAAGTTCAATTGCTAAGTCTGTGCTATAGTTTGATCTAAATTGAGGATCTTTTCGGTATGTGTTTATATCATCCTTTTTAGCATCCCCTACTAGTTGAATAAGTTCTTTTAATTTGCTAGATATAGTATTATAATCACCCATATGACCAGCAATGTATTTTTTTAATTTCTCATCATCTGTGGGTAGGGCGGAAATGTATGATTCAAGATCAAATGCAGTTTGTTCTTCCCACAATTGTTTTTGGTCAAAAGCTTTAGATTTTGTAGGTTTAACAAGTTTATACCCTAATTTATCTACATAATAATTTTTAGCTTTACCAGCTACAGGCATAGAGTAATTTTCTCCACCATCACCTGGATTAAAAGAAGCACCAGTGCCTGTAGCATTTTCTTCTTCTAGGCGTTTTTTAATTATATCTCGTATTCTGTCTAGTTTGCTCATTTAGCTATTGTTTCTAATTCCTCAACTAATTGATAATATTGTAACAAGTTTACTAAATTGTCGTCTGATGCCTTATCATTTTTGCTTAATGGTGATAACATATTAATCACTTCATTAATTTTGATCTGCACAGCCTTATCAGTGACAGAAGCATTTAATCTAGCTAGATATGTTTTAATTTCATTTACTTTACCATTGTAAAACTCCTTTAATTTGGGGGTATTATCAACACTGTTAATAAATTCTTTTAAAACTGATTTTTGGTTCTCATTTAGATTAGCATACTTATTATTGAATTTTTCAAGTAATACTTTGTATGTTAACATACGAATATCTTTATCTTGATTTCTAAATTCTTCTAATGTACTATTTTGAACACCTTGTTTATCAATAGTTGATTGAGTTAAATGTTCTAAAAGAGCTGTTTTATTCTCAATAATTTGATTTGGATTTGACAAATTTTCACTGTTGTATACTTCTAATAAAGTATACAATGCAGCCTGTGCCTTATAATTAGGTAACTTTGTTTTGAAAAATTCTTCAACATTGTAGTTAGCCTTAATTTCCTTAATCAAATTATATTTTTGTCTTTTAAGGGCTGAGCGGTTTAGTTGTTTTGAGCTTTCGATTAGGGTAGTAACCACCATATCGGCCTTAGCCTCACTAACGTTTACGTACTTAAATAGGTTCTCGTATAACTTATACTCTCGTCCTAATTCAGTTTTAGTAAAATATTTCTTTAAAATATTTGCTGCTTTTGATTCAGTACCTGATAAGGTGTCCGCTGTAATTTGTCTTACAAGAAGTTCAAAGAGGATGCCTGTATTTTTGTACTTTGAATGTTTAATAGTCATTCTATGAGTATATTTTTATCTATAAATATATGAAGGTTTTTTATTCTCGTATTTGGGATTCATCTAATAGCGAGGAATCATCTTTCTTCATTGAAAGCTTTTTATCTAAAGATTCAATAAGTGATTTATTTTTCAACGTAGTTTCTAATGCTAGTGGTGAACCGCCTTTAAAGTTATTTCTTAATGATTTATCTTCACCAGTATCATCACCATTTTTCATACCTACATTACCTAATCTATCTTTACCAAATATATTATCTTGGGTACCAATATTGGATACTTTTTCTTTAGGGCGACCTAAGGTTAAATCTTCATCATATCCATCAGGTACTTCGCCATACCTACTAGCACCATATAGTGCTGCTAAATCGTGAGGTGTACCGTATGATTTACCTGATTCTAATGGGTCGTTGCCTTCGTTTTCAATTTGTTTTAATCTAAAGATACGTTTTTGGTCTTCAGCGATCAAATCACGATACTCATCAAATTGATCTTGGCTTAAGTGGAATATATTATCATAAACCCAATCAGTAGGTAATATTTTAGTCTCAATAATATTACGAGCTAAATCTACTTTTTCCTTCATTAATGCTATTCTTTCTTGATCATATATGATAGAAGGAGTAGTTAAGTCTAATTCAAAGTTTGTTAAGCCTTCGTTTCTATATCCTTGAGTATATAAATGAACTAACGCTATTTTATTTAATTCTGATAGAATGATACGTTGGATACGATCAATTGTACGAGCGAAACGAATATCTTCTGCTGCTAAAGTTGCTTTACCAGTTAAGTCTTTTTCATAACCCATAAACGCTTTAGGTACTTTTAAAGCAGCAAATAACTTATCTCTTAAGTATGCTACGTCTTCAATACCATTATAATCCATTCCTTTAGTAGGTTCAATCTTAGTAGATGAATCATTACCTCTAACTGGTATGTAAAAGTCTTCCAACATATTCTGTTGGTTATATTTTAAATTATACTCACCTGTTTGAGGATCAACTAATGGAGTTTTCTTCATTGTGTTGATAGTCTTCTGCATGAAGTTTTCTACTTCATTTGGAGGAATAGAACCAACATTAATATAGAAAATACGTTTTTCTGGGGCGCGACAAATACGATGGATTAACATTGCATCTTCCATCAAAATATATTGCTTAAACAACTTACGTGCTGGTTCTAAGTAAGAGCGGCCATAGGGTAAATAGTTCACATCAGTAATTAATCTGAAATGAGCCATTTCATAGTTGTCAAAGTATACCTTGTTGTCTTGTTTGTTAGAAGAATAGTTACCTTGTCCTGTTACCCCATAGTACCCGGTTCCTCCTGAGTATCCATCAGCACTAAATGCAAATCTTACCTCAGATGGTTTTTTAGGATCGTAGTTTTCTTCACGTGCAATGTGGTAAGCAGTATAAGGTATAACATTATACACACCGAATTTTTCTGCTATTTCTAATTTTAAGAAAAAATCACCATACTTACACATTTGGCGAATCCAAGACCATAAATTAAATTCAATGTTTAGTACATCATAAAATAAGTTGTATAATATTTTTTGTATATCTTCGTCGCTACTTCTAATTTGAAGTACCTCACCCATATCGTTCTTGAGAGTACATTCATCTGCGATTATATCCAAAGCAGACGCGATAATAGCGTCAGTATCCATAGCATCATAATCCGAATAGATTTGAGTACGTAGATATCTCCAGTTAAGATTTAATTGAGCACCGTATAAAGAGGTACTATTATTAGAGTAAATACGACTGTATCTATCTATAAGCGAATTAGTTTGGTATTCACCAGTTGTTTGAATGCTATTAACATCCATTACTTTTAATTCATTGCCTCCAGCGTTTCGGATTATTACATCAGTTGAAAATAATCTTTGTAGTCTGGGGAATAGACCTTTATCTGCCATTTTATATTAAATTATGTATATAAATATTATAGTAACCAGCTTATGTCCTCAGGTCCTTGACCAAAGTCCATATTGTACGGATTGTTGTATTTATTAGCAACATATGCTCCTTGTTGGTTAGGTTTAACACTAACAATGTTACTAAGCATTGCGCGGGTTAGATCCATTCCTTGTGTTTTAAATTTAAGGGCTGTGTCTCTAACATACATTGCAATGCCAAAACTCATTACTAGATCATCGTTGTATCCTGATTGTGCTTCTGCTCTTCCATTTTTCCACACAAACACTTTCATTTCTTCAACTAATCTTTTAGATTGTATTACTACACTCTTGTCGCCAATATACTCACGAAATTTATTAATGACAAGGGGTCTTGATTTTAAAGACATAGTAAAGCCGGGTGTCATTTTAGATGGGTCTTCAAACTTATCTAGATATGAATCAGCATTTATTGTTTCACTTTTAGGTGAATAATATAAATTTCTATATCCTCGTTCTTGAACGGCATCAATTGTTGACCATCCTATATTTGCATTTTCTACTACTAATAGTGCTTCATTATATTCAGTTGCTATACCTACTAGAAAATAACCAAATTCTTTGGGTGATAATTGTCCTTTATATTCACCTACTTGAGTATTGGTTTCAACATCTATAATATGGAATGCGGAAAAGTCTTTACCATCACCACGAGCAACGTCGGCTATTACCATGTAACTGCGGGTATAATCGGCTGGTTCCCATATCCACAGGTTTTGGTCGGCACCTCGTCTTTCTAATGGTTCTTTAACGTATGTTGAAGTAATAAAATCAATATATTCAGGGTAGAATACAACGTCACCTGAAGTGTTAAAGTCGCAGTCACATTCTTGTGCTGCCATTCTAGGATCACCTAATAATTCATCTTGTCGTTTTCTCCAAGTCTCATCTCGTTCAGGATGAACATACCATGGTAGTTTAATAGGTAAGAATTGGTTCTCGCCTGATTCGGCTTTGACCCATGTTTGGTGAAACCAATTACCCGTACCATATGGGGTAGATAATACAATTGCACCTCCACCAGTAGCTAAGGTTTGTTGAGCAGATGCCCATATTTCACCAATACCATCAATGAATGCTGCCTCATCTATAATCAGCAAAGAAACAGCTTCGGATCGACCTGCGTCACCTGCTGCTGATACTGCTTTAACCTGAGAACCATTGCTTAATCGTAATGTTAGTTTATTATTTTCTTCAGCTGTGATTTTTAACCAAGAAGGTAAGTTTTCAAACATGAATTTAACTTTCGTTACCATGTTTTTAGCTGTTTCTTGCTTAGTTGCTATA